ATCACCAACACAAAATACACAAACCAACAAACCGGCTCGTCACACAACTACAGCAGTCGTGACAACCACTCGCATAGCGGTAGAGCCCTATATCTCGAACGGCCCCAAGATCATATGCGAGTGCAGAGCGATTCCTTTTAACGACTTGACGAGGTCAATTAGTAACTTGCTAGCAGTCCACATGGCCTTCAATGAATTTGGCCATGAGGTCTGCGTACGTAGGCTGGAAAACCCACTTAGGATTCATTACGAACAGGTAACGATTTAAGAGCTTTTTGTGAAACTCGAATTTCTGTTGACCGTGGTAGAACCATTCATTCAGGGCAATGTGACAATTAAGCATAGTCTGCTCATCGACACTATGTTCCTTGTTGATGGAACTCCACAATACCTGTCCGTGTAGGACTGTTTCCTCTAGTGGGGCAAAAACCAGTGGTCCTTGTACACGAAAACGGCGCTTCAGAAAAACCGCCTGCTCCCATGTGCAAGACGGTAAAACTGTAGGTGATTTGTCCGGAGACGTCACTACCCAATTGAACAGTTGAAGCGCAAGTTTCGCCATAACAACGCCATCCCACCATGGGCAGGCTTTGTCATGCGTGATTACTAACTTGTCGTCTCCAAAGACCCGGAGACGAACATATTGATCGAAGGAGTTGCGAAAGGAAGGTGGGGCACACCGTTTCCACATCGCTCGATGCGCGGTAGAGTTCAGCACACAATTCATAAATGATGTGAGCCAAGCTCCAGAGGGCATAAACTCCCAGGTGAAAAGAATGTCCGAGAGGACACAAATAGGTTGGAACGTAGAAATAATACAAGCGTATATCTGCTTCGCCCAGAACGACCCGTCTTCTAACTGAAGTTGACGGATAATCCAACGAGCAAAACCAGGTACAGCACGAGTTAAATAATTCATGTCCCAATTTTTTATGTCATCACAGGAAGGCCTACCTGCTTCCCCGAAGCCGCTGAGGTGGTACCAAAGCGTGCGCCAGGAAACGGAGTGCGGGTTG